ATGGACAACGACAAAATTGATCAACACAGCGACGAAATTGAAGTTGAGAGCGAAGAAAAAGAGCGCGGCAAAAAAATAGAAATAGATGAAGACCGACTCCCCTCCCGGGCGATGGCAATTCATGAGCATATCCGCCAGGATGGTGAAAAAGAGCTGGAACGCGACGCAATGGCGCTACTGTGGTCAGCCATTGCGGCGGGTCTGTCGATGGGCGCTTCGCTACTGGCAAAAGGGATATTTCATGTCGAACTGGAAGGAGTGCCAGGCAGCTTCTTACTGGAGAATCTCGGTTATACCTTTGGTTTTATTATCGTCATTATGGCCCGCCAGCAATTATTTACCGAAAACACCGTGACTGCGGTACTACCCGTCATGCAAAAACCGACAATGAGCAACGTCGGCTTACTTATGCGATTATGGGGCGTCGTGCTGCTGGGTAATATTCTCGGGACAGGTATTGCTGCATGGGCATTTGAATATATGCCTATCTTCAATGAAGAAACTCGCGATGCATTTGTCAAAATCGGCATGGATGTGATGAAGAACACCCCCAGCGAGATGTTTGCCAACGCGATCATTTCCGGCTGGCTGATCGCCACTATGGTTTGGATGTTTCCTGCAGCGGGTGCGGCAAAGATTGTGGTGATTATTTTGATGACCTGGCTTATTGCACTGGGTGACACCACCCACATCGTTGTCGGTTCTGTTGAAATCCTCTATCTGGTGTTTAACGGCACGCTGCACTGGAGCGATTTCATCTGGCCCTTCGCACTACCTACTTTAGCGGGGAACATCTGCGGCGGCACCTTTATCTTCGCGTTAATGAGTCATGCACAGATTCGTAACGACATGAGCAACAAGCGTAAAGCAGAAGCACGCCAAAAAGCAGAACGTGCGGAAAACATTAAGAAAAATGATAAAAACCCAGCATAAATGGCGAGGGTTTAAGCAATCGAGCGGCAGCGTACTTACCCCGCAGTCCATTAGCGGGTATACTCATGCCGCATTGTCCTCTTAGTTAAATGGATATAACGAGCCCCTCCTAAGGGCTAATTGCAGGTTCGATTCCTGCAGGGGACACCATTTATCAGTTCGCTCCCATTCGTACCAGTCCGCAAAATCCCCTGAATATCAAGCCTTCCGTAGATTCACAGTTCGTCATGGTTCGCGTCAGATCGTTGACAGCCGCACTCCATGACGGGTAAAAAGTGGATAAAATAATTTTACCCACCGGATTTTTACCCATGCTCACCGTTAAGCAGATTGAAGCAGCAAAGCCGAAAGAAAAACCATACCGCCTTCTCGATGGTAATGGCCTGTACCTTTATGTCCCTGTGTCAGGGAAAAAGGTATGGCAGCTTCGCTACAAGATTGACGGTAAGGAGAAAATCCTGACCGTCGGAAAATATCCGCTAATGACTTTGCAGGAGGCAAGAGATAAAGCATGGACCGCGAGGAAAGACATCTCGGTTGGCATCGATCCGGTAAAAGCGAAAAAGGCTTCGTCTAACAACAATTCCTTTAGTGCGATTTACAAGGAATGGTACGAGCACAAGAAGCAAGTCTGGTCAGTAGGCTATGCAACTGAACTTTCAAAAATGTTTGATGACGACATTTTACCTATCATCGGCGGCCTTGAAATTCAGGATATTGAGCCGATGCAACTGCTGGAAGTAATCCGCAGATTTGAAGATCGCGGTGCAATGGAGCGAGCAAATAAAGCCCGCAGAAGATGCGGCGAGGTTTTCCGTTACGCTATTGTCACTGGTAGGGCTAAATATAATCCGGCACCTGACCTTGCTGACGCCATGAAGGGATACCGTAAGAAGAACTTCCCGTTCCTTCCTGCAGACCAGATCCCGGAATTCAACAAAGCACTGGCAACATTTTCAGGAAGTATCGTATCGCTCATTGCCACCAAAGTTTTACGCTACACAGCCCTAAGAACGAAAGAGCTTCGTTCCATGCAATGGAAGAACGTCGATTTTGAAAACAGGATTATCACTATCGACGCCAGTGTGATGAAGGGACGCAAGATTCATGTTGTCCCGATGTCGGACCAGGTGGTTGAACTTCTCACTACGCTAAGCTCCATCACCAAACCAGTATCAGAGTTTGTTTTTGCCGGGCGCAACGATAAGAAGAAGCCAATCTGCGAGAACGCGGTATTGCTTGTGATCAAACAAATCGGCTATGAGGGTCTGGAAAGCGGTCACGGATTCAGGCATGAATTCAGCACGATTATGAACGAGAACGAATGGCCTGCTGATGCTATTGAAGTGCAACTGGCACATGCCAACGGCGGATCTGTGCGCGGGATTTACAACCATGCTCAGTATCTCGATAAGCGCAGAGAAATGATGCAATGGTGGGCGGATTGGATCGATGAAAAGGTGGTGTGATCCACCTATATCGCCGTACAATTATCCAACTCACATAATATGGCGAGAGTAAAGCCTTTAGGTTGGTTGTTTTTTTGGGTTTATTCATATAATATTCTATATGTACGACAATTAAATTTATCTAATATTTAATTGCAATTTAAAAAATAACAAACTCACATTATACACTATAAAACAACATAAGGATTATGACATGTTGGTAGATAAGATATTGCACAAAACTGGATTATTTGACTTTCTGGACAAAATTTTAATAACCCGTCCTTTCGCTATTGTATCCAATAACTGCTGGGGCTATAGACTATATAAAAATATAGGGCTTGAATATAATACTCCCTTTATCGGCCTGTACATCACAGCATCTGATTTTGTTGAAATGTGTATTAATTTGGAGCATTTTTTATCAAGAGACATTGTTGAAAGCGATTTCATTAATACAGAGCATAATTTCCCCGTTGCATTTGTGGATGGAGTAAAAATATACTTTATGCATTATAACTCAAGGGCAGAAGCCATGGATAAATGGAATAGAAGAATAAAAAGACTTCAATCTTTTATATCATCACATGGCCTTGATAGAGTTGTTTTTAAAATGTGTGATAGAGATGGAAGTTACATGGATGTAATGAAATTTAATGAGTTAAAAATAAAAAGAACGATATCTTTCACCTCGAAAGAAAACAAAGGACTCGTTGAGAGCAATGGTAATATTTACCCGGGAGATGTATTGTTCAACTTCAGACACAGATATTATCTCAAGTATATCAAAACATTTAGATAACCACTCGACAAGAATATCTAAAGGAAATTATCAGTAGTATTAAAGATTTAGTGTCATTCAGGTAAAAGACTTAAAAAAGAATGACACTTGTCTCAATCCTTTAGTTTCGATAAAGCAATCTGGTCCAACCTAACTCTCACGAGTAAAGATAGTATCTCGACACTATCGAGTCAGGTGTCTGGAAATTCAGAAAGATGACCAAAGCAAAATATGCCTTCCAGAATGTGAAGGCAGTCTATTGAAGCTACTTACTGATGAATATGCAAGAAAGATAGCCAATGGCACTTCAAAGCTGAAATTTAACATTGTCGTAATTAGTCATTTACTTTGAAGAATGACTGAATAATGTGATGAATCTGCAGAATTTTTAACGTGGCATAACATTCTGAATGCCTTCGATATCAACTGGCTGCCACCTCCGGTGGAGGCGTAAATTCGCCGTTACTGTATGTATAGCCCTGCTGAATGTCAGCGGGGCATTCAACCCAGATTAACGAGGGATGAAATCTATCGGTCGGGTCAATATCAGTTAATTCCATTACCACATTGTTTTCAATTCGTGCCCACATAATTACCTCACCAATAAATAATCACAATCCCACTATATCCAGCACCGGTAACTCCGCCTGCCTTTTCCGTCGCTAACCCTGCACCACCGCCACCAGGGCCTTTTGCGCCTTTGGCAACATTCTCCGCTGAGCCTAAAACCTGTCCATTCCCGCCAGGACCGCCGCCACTACCTCCGACAGCCGAATTACCCCTTGATATCATTGATGCACCGGGAGAGCCAGGACCAAGAGACGTATTTATCTGTCCCCCAATACCTTCTCCCCCCGCTCCTCCGGATATCTGCCCGCCGCCATCCCCACCTGTTGCCGAGAGATATGTGCCAAAACTACTGGTTCCTCCCTGACGTCCGTTACTGGCTGACGTATTTTGACCTGTTCCGCCAGAGCCGACAGTGATTGTGACGGTGCTGATACCAGTTAAGTCAATAACGGATTCACTTACTCCGCCACCGCCACCACCACCGCCGCCGGCAGGGTTCGTTGTGTTTATTGCGGGATAACCGCCAGACCCGCCACCGCCGATAACCTTCACCCTGACGCGTCGGCCCTTTTTCACTATATCGGGGACATTCCATGTGCTGACGCCAGCTTTATCAAATACAACACAATTCTGAGCGCCGAATGTCGATTCTCCCAAACCAAGGTTTTCGAGAGCTGTTTTCACCGTGCCATCCGATTTGATATCGCTAAATGGATTTTTGCGGCTTAACAGCAGAGCACGAAGCGCGGTAAGCAGCTGGTCGTGCCGCTCCTTCTCCAGGCTGGCACCGGATGCCTCCACCACGCTGCAAAGCTCCTCCTGCAACATGTCAAAGTAGTCATCATCCAGATCGGTGGCAGGCGTGCCAGTCTGGGGGTTACCACGGGTAAAACCGTTCTTACCCGCGCCGAACTTATCCTTCTGCGCGGTTTTCGTGTCTATACGATGCATGGATTACTCCGGATATTTAAAAATTACGTAGGTATGCGACGGGCAGAGTTTGTTAAGCACACACTCGACAACGGTGTCGCCCCAGATACGCAGTGCGGAATCACAGGGATCGCCACATGTCATCCAGGTGGTGTTGGTGGTGGTTGGCATGTTGACCTGCCAGTAATACCGCCATTCCGGCGCATTCACCGCGTCAGTACAGGCCGATGAGCAGGTGAACGTGCTTTTGTCGTATCGCGTGATGGTGGCATCTGGTCTGCCCAGGGCAGCAAGCTGTGCAAGATAAAAATCCTCGTTGATGCCGCCCGCCAGGTTAACCTTCGCATCCAGCCGTTGCTGACGCTGGCGAAGGGTCTGCGTTCCCGCCGGAATACATTCATCCGGCAGACCGCACAGACGCTCCCAGCGGTTTATCAGTTCAGTGGTGGTGCGCGGATCCAGCTCCCGCATCAGGGCATCCGCACGCTGATGAACGCGGGTTAATGACGGTGCCGCACCGGCAATCGCCGGATCGCTGACTGACCACGCCGGACCGGGCGGCAACAGTGCCGACAACAGACGGATATAATCATCGTTTGTCACGTCCATGAAATCGTCCCCAGAACCGCCAGCTCATTTTTTGCAATGGAGATATTGTCCGCCGGTGCAAGCAACTGATGGCTGTATTCCCCGTTCGCACCGGAAATCGCCTCACTGATACGCGACACCTTCAGTTCTCCCTGCGGATAACCATCACGCAGCAGGAACGAACGCAACTCGGCGGTGATGGCAGCCCGTATTTCCGGTGTGTCCGGCGTCACGCGGATATGAAAATCCACTTTATGCGCCACCGGCCTGAATACATACAAATCAGAGCCTGCCACCGGGGCCAGTGGCTCAATGTGTTGTCTTGCCGCCGTTTCCGTTGATTCTTCCGGAATGGGATTAATCAGGTCACTGCTGGCAATCATCACACCGACAGTTCCCGTTCCCATCCAGTGACGGTATGTCCATGCGCGGGTAATGCCGGGCACTTCTTTAGCCCAGACGACATAGTCCCCGTCAGCCCCGCCCTGAGGCGTCCAGTAATACCGCTCAATGACGCGGGCGCGCCACGTTTCCAGCTCTTCAGTATCAAATCCGCCTGTAAGGGTGTCAGCCACACCGGAAGACGGCAGACCATTCACCGGCGTGACCAGGATTAATGCCGTACCGTCGTCAGCGTTACCGACCGCACCTGCACTTGAGCAGGCGATCGGCACGCGCAGGACACCACCGGAGCTGGTTGCATCGTCAGTTGTCGTGTACTGCACCAGGTCATCGCGCTGAATAACACTCCCGGCGGTCACCTTCAGGCCATCGCTGACACCTTCCCAGCGCATATACCCGCTGGCAGCCGTGGCCCCCTTGCGCGGACACCGTTTCATCGCAGCATGTCGCGCCAGCCAGGACTCATCGCACAGGTCAGGCAGCATGTTCATTGCCAGATAATCGATGTAACCGTAAACCGTATGCAGCGCCGCCGCATACACCTTTGCCCGCACGTCTTCATCCATGCGCCGGAGCGTGTCGCTGACGTCCAGCCTGGCGAATAAATCGTTACGGAGCATACTGATATTTTCTGCCAGCGTCGGGCGCTGAAATTCACTGTCCGCCATGCGTTATCGCACTCCACAGATCATCAAAAGAAATCATTACCGGTCCGTCACGACGCCAGAGAGTGATACTGTTACCCAGTTCATTAATCCCGGTGCGGCGGATATCCAGATCAATACGGGACACCACGCCATCATCAATCATCCATTGCAGGCATTCGCGGATATACCCCCTTACCGTCTGCACCAGCTGATTGGTCAGTTTGCTGCGCTGAAGCAGCCACAGTCGGGAGCCGTAACGGTCATTCTGTACCGCAGGCCAGGTATCCCCCCACCATCCCATCGGGACGTCGGCGTTGTCATCAGGCTCCGCCCGCCGCCAGGTAAACAGGGAAATCACCACGGCGCGGGTCAGCGGATCCAGCGGTGCGCTGGCGCAGGTGCGTTTACCGTTCACCGTCAGCCACAGTTCCATCATGCCTCCATCGCTTTATCCGGTTTGTCGGTGTTACTGCCCTGACCGTTCTCTCTGTGACGATGCCCGTTATAGGCAAGCCGCATCGCTGACATGGTGGTGCCGCCGGAGTCGCACAGGTCTTTCACCTGTCCTGTCACTTCCAGGTCCATTTCAAAACGTGCTTTAGGTGAATTGCGAAACGTGATCGTTTTACCTGCACCGTCCACCACGATCCCCTCCCGGGTCAGCGTCACGGACTGCCCCTGATCGTCATAGACAGCCACCTCACCCGTCTGCAGCCCTTTCAGGCGGTAGCGCCGGTCCGACACCGTAACAACCACCGCATGAGAACGGTCGCCATCCGGAAACAACACCACCGCTTCCGCACCGCTGTTTGCCCTTGCGGTAAAACCGTAGGGTTCAAGATGTTCAACCCCGGCTTTGGGTTCACCGGCAATCAGGGACACATCCACGGTCTGACATTTCGTGGCGGCACTGATGCTTTTCACCACGGCCCGCCCAATCAGGCCGAGGAGTTGTCGCTGCATGGCTTCAATCGTCCTCATCAGAACGGGTCCTCCTGTACTCTGGCTTTTTTCTTTTTCCGCACGCCGGGGGCTTCGGGTTCAGGCAGATAAGCATCAGGTGGGCCGACACGGATTTCCGTCAGGGTGCCGTTCTGGTCCTGGGTAAACGTGACTTCCGAGACAAGCAGTTCGGTATTGTCGAAACCACAGACCGGATCGAAGACAATCACCCGCTGGTTGGGCTGCCACAGCGTACCGTTACCCTGTCGCCAGCCCTGCACCACATAGGTGGTTTCATCCGTCCGCGCCGCCCGTTGTCGGGCTTCAAAGTCAGCACGCGCAATACAGCCTGCCCCCGTGGCCTGCCCTGTCTGCCTGATATACATCGGACGGTAACGGGCAATAAATGCGTCCTCTGTGCGGGCCCGCAGCGCGGTGGTGGTGGCCTCACCGAAATCATCGTCGTTTCCGGCACGCTGCCCCGCCACCTGGTAAACAGAAAACCGCTCCCGGATACTCTTCTCCGTATCGCAGGAAAGGATGTTTTCCCCGAGTACCAGCGCAGTATGTGCCCGCGTTGAGCCAATACCGCCAATCACCAGCCTGCCGTGCGGGTCGTCGTAAGCCAGTGCCTGCTGCTGACCGAGTATTTTGTTGATTACCTCAATCACCGTTTCACCGTGATCAGGCTGAACATCAGGAATAACACCCGACGGCGCACCGCTGTTCACCACCTCAATGCCGAAAGGCGCAGCAAGCGCCTGCGCAATCTGCACCAGCGAGCGTCCGTTAAACTGTGTCGGTTCGGCTGCACAGTCAATCAGGTCAGCCGTCAGACTGCGTCCGGCAATACCGGTGCTGACCGAACGGGCATCGTAACGAACGGGAGTCGCCTCCACCCAGCCGGTGATCACCAGCTCATCACCAATCAGCACTTCCACTTTTGAACCGTTTTTAATGCGCGGCTGAAGCGTGGTGATACCCTCATCTCCCGGCCACTGGCGGGTGATCTCCACACTGAAATCCCGCGCCAGTCGTTCAACACCGGCACCGATGCGCACCGATGTCCAGCCATTCCACTCCCGGCCATTTACCCGTAGCGTGACGTTATCGTTCATTGCACTGGCACCTTCAGAGGGATCACCGGCACAAAGCCGGGATGCGTAATGGCATTACGCCGGATAATGTCCGCGTCACGCGCCGCGTTATCAAACCAGGTCGCCGCCAGCACCAGCGCGGGTAAAACCTCATCCGGCGTGCGCTGAATGATCCGTGCAGACTGTTCAAGGCGCGTGTTGATATCCGCATTCAGATCTGCTTTCACCCGGCGCAGCGCCAGAAACAGCGCATCACTGGTTGTACGGGACAACTCCTTATCAATTGCCGTATTCAGTGTGTCGCGAATGTCAGTCAGTTCTTCCCACGTCGGCAGGTCAACTGTGTTTTTCACCGCCGGTGCATTGTTCAGTGCCGGATGCGTGACGGAAGGCCAGCAAGTGCTCTGCGCAGGTGTTGTTGCCTGCCCCACTGCGGAATTCTGCATCACCGCGGAAGTTGTTGGCGCAGGCAATCGGGTGACGGCATACGCCGCTTCGCTGATTGCGGTCGTACGAAGGGTGCTGGCAACCACGTTACGCTGCTGCGTCGCCGTGGCGGTGGTTTTACTGTCCGTTTTCCAGACGCCGCGCGGTTGCAGATCGCTGCCGAGGCTGACACCGGAAAGCGTTTTGATCATGGTGACCAGGTCGCTGGCGTTACCATAAAGGCGTTTCCCGGTACGCCACATTTTCTGCACCTGCTCAACGAAATTTTTGCCTGACGATGGCGGCGGCAGAAGTACCGAGATATCCCCCTGCAACAGCCTGGCGGCATCCGATACGGCAGAATCCACCACTTTCATCGCATCAGAAACATACCCCAGCATTATGCTGGCATTACCGATAACGTCGTTCTGCACGAAATCCGCCACACCATCGATACTGAAACCGCTGAAGCTGTCACTGATGCAGTCATCCAGTGCAGAACAGGATGACATCAGCGTCTGCGCCGTCGCCGCACCTGATGTGGGGTAAGAGAGTTCTCCTGCTTCGACAAACTTCAGGTCAAAGCGGACAATACGCCCTTCACTTTTCGATGTGCTGACCCGAACTTCCCCGTCAACACAGACTTTCAGCTCACCATATGTCGGGTGGACAAGCGTGCCGGGACCGGGTTTATTCAGCGCTTCAATCAGGCGATCGCGCTGGTCAAAGCAGTCATCTCCCACCACATAAGCTGTGATGGACGGGCGGAAAGTGACTTTTCCCAGATCTTCGGTATAGGGCTTGTCGCGGTTCGGGTATTCATGTGTTTCCACACGGCGACCGGTTCCCGCACTTTCTTCTTCAACCTTAAACGGTACGCCGCGAAATGACGCATCCTGAAGCCTGTCTTTCCACGTCATATAAACTCCGGATACAAAAAACCCGCCAAATCTGCTTTGTCAGTTATTTACATCGCAGAAGATGTGGCGGGAACCTAATATTTTTAATTACTATCTGAGTTGAACATCAATGGAATAAATATCACCACTCTTTATAAATTTAGAATCTGTCCTTTCATCAAAAGATTCAAATGACTGTACCTTTAAAAACTTTTTCATTTTATTTTCAAAAATACTTTCATTAACACCAGTTAAATACTTGAACGCTCTACCAGCAAGGACCTCATTACTTAAATCCATTGTGTTTTTATTGTCTTTGCAAAACCAAACAATAACCTTTTGTGGGCATGATGGATTATAAACAGATATATAAAACTGCGGCTCATATTTTTCATCAGCGTCATCACTAAGCATTTCTTCAGAAGATAATTCTCTTCTGAATTCATATTGCCGCTTAGTTATTCCTTCATCCTTTATTATCTCTTGCTTAACTGGTGCAATACCTATAGAAGAGATTAATTCTGACTCATTAAAGCTGAACTTACACTCCTCCGCGGCCAAGTTAAAAGATAAAAGTGCAGATATAAAAAAAACAAAGATACGCATAATCATCCCTTCAATCATTTGTAAGGAATGATTATATTAACTACTTAAAGCTGAAAACCCAAATTATGCCAGACAAAAACACATTAATCATTTTGTACACTACCTGAACCGCGTATAGCCAACATCATGGCTGACATCAAAACCGCTGGATCGCGTTTCCATAACCCGCATACCCGGAGGCGAATTCACAAAAGATACCTTGATCTCACCATCAACTTTTGGCACAGAAGCTTTGTTAATCATGAAGGGATTCGAGCCTGTGGCATCGGAGGCGTTGTTTGCCTGAGCCGGATCCACTACCGGATAAGGAGTGTATCCCCGTGGCGGTATTCCCGTCCCATAAGCATCATAAGCACCCGCGCCCCACTGCGCCGAGTTAATGGCATCGACCGTGTCACCGGAACTGTCGGTAAACCATTCAATAATCGGCTTCAGCTTGTCCCACATATCCTGAAACCACTTAACAACCGGTCCCCAGTTATTGATCACCATCCCCAGCGGCGACCAGGCAAAAACCTTCTTCAGAAGTTCCCAGCCTGCCTCAAAATAAGGACCAATAGTTTCCCAGAGCTTCTTGAAATAAGGTCCGACAACATCCCAGTTAGTGATAATTAATCCCGCAGCCAGAGCAATCGCCGTCGCAATCATGCCAATCGGCGTCATCGACATGATCCTGCTGACAATACTGATGGCACCGCCCACGCCCATCAATCCCAGTTTCAGAATCGCAAGACCGGCAGCAAGCCCGACGACGCCGCGAATAACCCGGGGATTTTCATCCGCAAACTTCGTGAATTTCTCCCCCAACTCCCCCAGCCACTGCGTGATGTTCTTAGCGTCACCAGAAAATGCGCCGCCAATAGCCGCAAGGCCGTTAGTTGCGGTCCCCGTCATTGCCTCCCACAGGTTGGACAGCGTACCAAGCTGGGCCTGAACACGTTTATTCAGGCTGGCCTGTTTATTCATCTTCTGCTGGATCTGATCGTAGCCATCCTTTCCTTTATCGATCAGCGCATTGACCACCTGAAGGGTTTCGGCATCATCACCAAATATTGCCTTAAGTACACCGGTTCGCTTAACGTCGGTCAGTTTTCGCAGCTTTGCCAGTTGCCTGAACATGTTATCAAGACCGCCAAAACTCCCTTTGCCATCAGTAAAATCGAGCTGTACCCCGAGTTTCTGGCGGGCCATGATTTTATTGACGTCCCTGATTTTCTTAACGCTTAATCCGGACTGGATAACTTTTCGCAGGGCATTACCTGCCGACTCCCCGTTCATCCCCATTTGATCCATCATGACACTGATGGGGGCAAGACTCTGTGCAGCCTGAAGACCGTCCTTGTTCACCATCTTCAGAACAGAGCTGGTTTTAGTGAAGAATGACAACATGTTGGTGTCGTCAACGCCCAGATAAAACGCCTTCTGAATTGTGTCGAACAGCCCCATCATGTCTTCTGAGGCCGTTCCGGTAGCATCCTGCATCTTTGCAGCAAACTCAGCAGCCGCTTCCGGTGTTTTTTTCAGTTGTACCGCAAGATAAGCTGTCGCTTTACCCACACCACCAAGAATGTTTTCTGCCGGGATCCCCTGACGCACCAGCATCTGCATCATGTTCTGGAAATCAGCCGTTGTACCGGGTAGCTGGTTACCCAGGCCAATAGCCAGTTTATTGATGTCCTGAAAGCTCTTTCCAACCTCGCCGTTCGCATCCATCATGGCGACTTTCAGCCCGGTGGCGGCGTTTTCCTGATCGGCATAAGATTTCAGGGAAAGCGTCAGACCCGCTGCCAGTCCGCCACCAAGCGCCAGCCCACCCTGTGACGCTTCTTCCGCCTGGCGTTTAAATCCCCGGATTTTCTTTTGCATTTTCGACAGCGCGGGAGAAAGCCTGTCGACACCGGTGATCAACGCCTTAAGCTCAAATTCAGCCATGTGTGCGTTTCTCCTGCTCTATCCTGTTTGCCTGACTGACCAGTAAGGGAATTTCACTGATCGGCATATTCAGCAATTCGAAAGGATTAATGCGCCAGTAACTGGCGCAGTCAAAGAAGCGATCAGTGAGGTATTCAGCCGTCAGGCCTGGAGGAAAAAACCAGCCACAAGCCACGCCGCTGCATTCAGGTCTGCCGGAGACATCTGGTCGACAGAGCTTTGCGGCACTTTCGCCAGCCGCACAATGTATTTCGATACCACATGCGCCAGAAGTCTGACGGACTCATCCTGATTCATCTGGTAGGGATACCCCAGCTCGCGGACATCTTTCCCGGTGGGCTCATCAAACTCCAGTACGGAGAGTGTCTCGCCATGAGCGGTAATCGGTTTCTTTAACTCAAGCTCTTTCATTACTGGTAATCCCCTTCTTCACCGTGGAACTCAAGATCAACCGTCCCTTCTTCGGCATTATGGTTTGCTTCGCCGTGCAGCCAGGCAGACGACAGTACATAGACCTGACCGTTCGCCAGCTCGGCTGTGATGGTCATCTCATCAGACGAGGTGATTTTGCTCACCGGAAAATTCTTCGGCACCTTGAAGGTCCCTTTGACATAAGGCGCACGGTGAGTTTCCTTGCGGTCCACTGAACCGTCCAGGCCGATGATGTCATCATTGACCGTCCTGTTCATGGGCACCTCAATGCCGCCGGTCAGCGATAGCTGCTGACCGTCAATTTTGAAATAACAGGTTCCCCCGATACGGGCCATTATGCAGACTCCTCTGAATACTGAAGACGGAACTGGTTAACCACGGCAAAGACACGCAACTGGTTAACATAGTCAGGCGGGAACAGCGTGTTCAGGCGGTTCGGATCGCTGGCATCACGCTCCACAACCAGGTACTGCTTAAACAGTTCGTAGTTTTCCACGATCCCCGCACGCTCAAGCTGACGGTAGGTTGCCAGCAGTTCCCCTTTGATCACCGCCGGGGTGACAATCGCCTGACCGGGACCAAAGCGGGTACCGTCACTGGCAAGCTTGTGACGCCCGTACTTACTGGTAATGACGGATTTCAGTTTGCGCAGTACATACGCGCTGGTATGCAGCGTCTCACTGTCGAGGTAGCTGTTATCCGCAACCCCGTAAGCGTTTTTCCTGTACGTGGTGACATCACGCTGAATGCGCAGCACCCCGCTTTCGACATACGCCGTTGCCACGCCATGAGACAGCAGGGTCTGTTGTTCGGTCATCGTGAACCGTTTCCCCTTCGGCGCAGGCAGCATACCCACCAGCTCACCGGTCTGCGTGGGACGTGCCGGATCGTTGCGAATAAACACCGCTGCGCGGGCGGTACGGCTTGCCGCCAGCTCGTCGGCAGGCGTCTGGGTCTCTTTTTCGTACCCCGCCAGGGTAATGTGCTGCTGGTTAAACTGGTCACCTGCGGTCACCAGTTCTGACAGCGTGCCGATCTTTGCCGTATACACATGACCATACAGCTGACGCGCATAGCTCCAGCGACCGCTGGTATCGTTCATCTCGGTCACCAGCGTGTTAACGGAGGCCGTGTCGTTGAACGGCAGACCGATATAATCAAACGGCTCATCCGCCATTGCAGCCACCGCGCCGGTGAGAACAGGAGCCCCCGTTCCGGCGGTCCCCGCCGCCACGGCAATCTGTACGCCCGCAGGCAGCACTTCGCCCCCACCGAAGCCGTAGTAATTGAGGCTGACAGGAATTTCATTCCCGCAAAGCCCCTTATGACGCGCGGTCAGTGTGACCACGCCAGCCGAAGATGAGGCCGTAAACGGCAGGGCCGGAACGGCATTGATGGCATCCTGGATACTGCCGGCAATCGTCGCGACGTTATCGCCATTGGTCACCGGTGCCTGCACGCGGGTACGTCCCACATAAACATTCACCGTGCCGGTTTCGGTTGCCGCCCCGGTCACCGTCAGCGTAACCGTTGCCGCCGCGCCTGTGGCTTCCGGAACGGCAATCACATACAGCTCGCCAAACGGGTCAGTCTGGCGATAAGCCTCGACCATACGCGCCAGCTGACTTCCCGCACCACAAATCTGGCGTGCATAGTCTGCCGACGGCATCAGTACCAGACTGTTGGCAACAATCTCTGCACCGTTATTGGCATGACCAATCAGCAGCGATGCTCCGCTGTCCTGTGCAGTATTCGCCGCCTGGTTATCCATTTCCGCATAAAACAACGGAACCAGCGTATTCGACGGAATGGTGTTAAAGCTTGTCGTCATCGGTATTCACCTTTTTATTCACGCGCCGGATATCACCCGCTGCTTCACGGCGCAGCCAGTAGTTGTTCTCGTCAACATTTCGCCCTTCGGCGGGCAAAAGGTCGCCGCGGGCAGGGTCAGGAACTGACCGCCCTTTAACAGGTTTGACAAACATGAGGATCCTCAGGAAGGAAGGGTTATTTCGGTGTGATGTTCGATATCGCCGTCAGGCCCGTTACCGGGCTCGAGATAATCAACATCAATCGCCAGCGTTTGCAGTTCATCCAGACTGTTCAGATCATCCTGCTGGCGGGTATCGTCTTCAGTCAGCTCGCTGATGACCGAAAAATCGAACTGATAAATCAGCTCATGACGATTCAGATCCAGCAGCGTGCCGCCGTCATAGGTAATCGGGTTACCGCACGCCTCCGGGTTCCAGCCCAGCAGAGCCTTAAAGAGCATCTGCCGGACATCGTCCACCACATCATACGAGGCAAACTGACCGCGCTCATCACGCCCGTTACTCAGTATGACAACCACGGAGAAACCCTCTTTCAGCTCCTGCCAGTAGTCGGTCTGGCTTTTGTTTTCTCCCGGAGAATCATCACCCGGTACAACATATGCCGCCGGGAGTTTCAGCTTTCCGACCTCCGGCAGATTTTTGAACTGGGCCGCGCCTGCAACCCGGTTTTCAAAATACGGACAGCGGGCACGCAGTGCAGCAATAACAGGCGTCAGTTTCATCTGTATCGTCGCTCCGGCTTCAGTGATTTACGCAATTCCCGCGCCAGAAAATAGCGTGTCCAGCTGCGGTTCTTTTCAAGCGTTTCCACCATAAAGTTATTACGTGGAGCCAGTCGCCAGCCGCTGCCACCGGATGCACCACGATGATGGCTGCGACGACGCTTTGCTCCTCCCCGGACACCAAAAAACAGAAACGCCGGATAGAAGTCACCAGAGATCATCCGGTTCCCCTTCCCGTTGCGCTGGTTAGGGGCAATGCGTGTCATAAAACCGGCTCGCTTTTTACTGGCTCTCGGCACCATGTAACCAATCGAACGAGCCAGGCGTCCGGTCTGATAACCGGGGTTTTCACCCGGTGCCGACCGCGCACGGCGCATCACCAGCCGACGGGCATCACGCATATGACGCTGACCAATCGTGACAAACGCCCGCCGGACACGGGCACGGTTAAAGCGCATCTCCGCGGGCTGCTGAACATCAACGTGAAAAAAGGGAGTCGCCATTGCTGCCTCCGTGACTCTGCCTACATTCGCCCAGTTCCGTACACTCCAGCAGCAGAAAGCGCCGCGCCCCGTTCAGATCGCGCTGACGTTTCACCCGGTACACACTGTCACCGCAGACCACCTCATAATCAGCGGTGATCCCCCGGCGGTAGCGAATGGTGATGTAATGGGTGATGGCGTCCCCGGTCTGCGCGGTTTCCTGCCAGGTGGTGGCACTGGTCTGGATAACCTTCGCCCATGTCCGGAACGTAACCGGGTATTGAGACTCCACGCCAAAGTTATCCGCGGGCATATCCACCCGCTGGCGGATCAGGACGCGTTTATTCAGTTCACCGGGGTCCGGCAGAATGTAGGTTGCGCTGGTCTGCGCCTGACGAATTTTCATTGCGGAAAGTACCTGTACGGGCCGACAAGCCAGCCAAAACTCTGCGGCATGTCGAGTTTCTCCACTTCCGTAACCGACGAGCGGTTTTCGTAAAAATGGCTGATAAGCATCAGCATCCCCAGACGAATATCATCCGACAGGTGCAGCCCGTCCGGATCGCTGTCCGGAATGGTTTCATCCGGTGCATAGAGCTTCCGGTTCAGATACGTTTCCGTCCGCTTTTGCGCCGCACAGGCCAGCAGTTGCAGATGGCGGTCATCAGCATCGAAATCCTCATCCAGCCGGAGTTGGGCTTTAATCTCTTCCATTGTCAGAAGCATACTCAGCCCTCTTTACTGGTCGTGGCTTTTTTCTCTTTTGCTGCTTTACTGCTTTTTGTACTGGTTCCGCGCTCTGCTAACCCGGCCTGAAGTGCAATCTCCTGCACCCGGGCAGGAAGCGTCCCGTCGTCATACTCACCGGCCCGAATGACCTCAACACGCATACCGTCCGGTGACCATTTCAGATCTTGTTTCAGGATCATGATTCTTCACCCGTCAGAACAGGGGGCGCGGTTCCGCGCCCCTGAATGATTACGCCGCTGCAATCTTCAGCAGTTTGATGGCCTGCGAATCGACCAGCATCCCGCCGGTGCGCTTGGTGGTATAAAAACCGACAAACGGTTTATTGGTGTACGGGTCACGCAGAATGCGGGTGCCGATACGGTCAACGATGGTGTAACCCCGTTTGAAGTTACCAAATGCAATGGCTTTCGCATCAGCGGCGATATCCGGCATCTGTTCGTTTTCAGCGATACCGTAACCCGCCAGAGAGGACGGCTGCCCCAGTTCCAGCCCAGGACGCCACAGATAGTTACCCTCGGTGTCTTTCAGCAGACGGATGGCAAACAGGCTGTTGTTGTTCATCATGAACTTCGCGCCAGTGCGGTGTGCCTTTCGCAGCGTGTAAATCAGTTTGATAATGGCGTCTGCGGTCACCGCAGTCGCGTCGCCGGATACAATATGCTGAAGTTTGCCGAACGCCCGGACCTTGTCGGTTTCATCGGTGGATTCATACGCCAGGAACCCTTTCGGCTTCTTGGTGCCATCGCCGGAGGTAAAGGCAATTTCTTCCTGTTCGGTAAATTCGGTTGCCAGCTCGCTGTTGATCCAGGCCTCCACGTTGAAGAAGGCATCGTCCAGCATTTTCTGGGTAGCCTGCGGGTTGCCGTAGATTTCCCCCATGAGAGGTTCAATCAGCTCCAGTCTGGAGGTGGCAGTCTGGGATCGCGTATCCGTTTCCCCCACCCATCCGGAAGCCGTACCGCCCAGATTCACCAGTTTTTTGTAGTCGGAACCGCCAACGGTGATCACCGTGGCTTCCTGACGCATCACCACTTCATCTTTCAGCAGGGTGAGAATGTTGCGATCCAGTTCTTCCGGCACGGCGTAGCCACCGTCTTCATCGGTACCCACCTGCAATGCCTTACGCTCCAGATCGCGCAGACCGTCTTCACGGCCTTTACGCAGGAAGCCCACAAACGCCTCTTTATGCTCGGTGGCCAGTTTATTTTGCGCTCCACCAGCCGGACGTTTCAGCTCAAGCAGCTCTTTTTCAAGGTCGCTTTTGAGATTTTCCAGCTCGCTGAGTTTCCCGTTCAGAGTTTCCACCTGCCCGGCAAGTTTGCCTTTTTCCTGCTCAATCGCATCCACGCGCTTGTCGTTCTTTGCTTTGAAGTCGTCAAACTTCTGCTGCAGCTCCTGCGCGACCTGTTCGACATCTTTAATATCAACCGCCATCGTATTTCTCCTGATTAGAAGTTCAGATTTTTCAGTGCATTCAGTGCAGAGCCCACATCCTCAGCGTCGCGCAGGGACAGTGCGCCATAGCCCCCGGCCATGAATGCTTTGGCCTAGGTACGGGAGAGTCCGACATCACGCAGGACTCTTTCGATTTTTTTCTGTTCGGGGATTTCCCCGCGGGCCAGTGCGTTCTTGACGTCGCTGATCCGCGCCTCGTCGTTAGACGGGAACGTCACCAGGCTGACTTCCCAGAGGTCGATTTCTTTCAGCAGAAAGGCTTCTTTGCTCCGGTCGTATTCCCAGTCTTTCAGGACGTACCCAATAGAAAGGCCGGTTAACGAACCGGCCTTCATGTGTGCATGTGCGCGTTTTGCGAGGGGATCATCATCAATAAGCAACCGTCCCCTGACGTAAAGCCCGACATCGTCTTCCTTCATTTCGGTGTAAACACCGATGGGTTCATCCATGCGGTGCTGCCAGAGCAGCGCAGGTAACGCTTTTCTGTCACTCCACGCCCGCAGGGAAGCAGCAAATGCCCCGGACATCACCACATCATCGTGGCTGTCCTTTACACCAAAGACGGAGCCATACCCTTCAAACTCACCGGAGTCACTGACAGATTTCAGACTCAGCGGTACATCAAGACGTTGTTTCGTCTGCATTGGCGTTATCCTTCTGCTTACCGGCCTTACTGCCATCGGAGGGTTTCGTGGTCATGTTCATCGGTGTGAGATAGACATCACCACCGGGTCGTGGATTCATATCTTCCAGGTCGCGGCAGTCATTGGGAGAGTAAATTCCCCAGTTGATCCCGGTGGCGTAGGCTTCAAAACGGGACTTCATATCCCCGCGCAGTAACGCCCCGGCGTTAAATTTGGCGTAATAAACGCCCTGCTTACTTTTTCGTACCAGTCCGGTGTTGATCCGCTGTTCGATGCGGGTCAGATACGGCACCAGTGAATAGTTGATAAATCCCAGCCCCAGCTCTTCGATATTGTTGAAGGTGGCGCGATCGGTGTTCTGCACCATGTGCAACGGCACCCGGAACAGACGACAGATTTCTTCAAGCTGAAACTTGCGGGTTTCCAGGAACTGACTGTCCTCGGCGTTCAGCGCCATCGACTTCCAGTCCAGCCCCATCTCAAGGATCATCGGGCGGTGAGCATTGCCAAGCCCGGTGTGACGCTCCTCAAAATCTTTCTTCAGGCGCTCATAAGCCTGATCTGACAGCGTCTGCTCTGTACGCAACACACCGGACGTCACCGCACCATTGCTGAACAGTCTGGCCCCGTGCTCTTCGGTCGCTGCCGCCAGCGATATTGCCTCGCGGGCATAGGCGATGGGATTCAGCCCCACCAGTCCGTCCAGCGTCAGCGTGCGCACATGCCAGATATCCTCCTGGCTCAGTACATCCGTGGAGCCGTCCGGGAATGTGACCTGATAGACCGGCTCCCAGCTACTGTTAAGCTTCGGTACCACACAGCCGGGATCGACGGGCAGCAGTTCAGCCACTTCGCCAAATGCTTTCACTTTGTAGGCGTAAAAGTTTCCCCGCAGGCACAGACAGGTGACCACCAGCTCCCAGAACTCCTGCGGCGTCATATAGCCATTGGGATGCGTGGAGATCAGCTTATGCAGACGCTCGCCGGTTGCTCTCTGTTTCAGGCTGCCGTTCAGGTGATACAGATTGCAGGGCAACATCCCGACCGACTCTGCCAGCACCCTGACGCAGGAAAAAACCGCCGTCAGTCGCATGGCCCGCTGGCTGCTGATCTGCTTTCCGGTATAGGTGTCGTAGGACAACCCGATAGCATCCGCCAGCTCTGCTGGCGTGGTCACCGGTGCGTCACTTTTTCGTTGAAATAATCCCGAAAAGAACACTATTTACCTCCGCCGACAGACGACTGTGTACGGTCGAGATATCGCGCCACCAGCCACGACCAGAGCAGGCACAACGCCCCGGCAACAACAAACCCCGCCGGGGGATAAATCAGCCAGGCACCATACGCCAGCAAAAGCGCCCCCAGCACGCCCACCAGAGGCGCGAGAATCAGCATGATCATAATTACCTCAGTTAAAGCGAGCGGATCCCATAGGACTCAATGTGGTCGGACAGCGTGTCTTCTTTCTCATACAGCATGGCTCTGCCAACCGCCATAATCAGCGCAACTGCACCATCGATTTTGTTTTCCGCCTGCTCTTTGACGGGCTTCACCACATCATCGTTACCCGGAATGGTTTTGCCGACCACGTTGCCGATACACCAGGTCATGATGGGATTGCCATCATGATGAAAGCGCCCCGATTCAATTGCCGCTTCCAGCTCTTTCATCGGGTCGGACATGTTGGTGTAGTTCTGAATGATAGTGATGGGGTTCAGGTCTTCATCAGCAAGGTCATGTGACAACCCGGTCGCCCCGAAGGGGTCGATGGGTGACTCACTGACCGGGCTGATTTTGTTCGCCGCTTTGGCCTCCTCGAGGATGTAGCGATAATCCACCTCCGCACCATCGGTAACGGTCAAGACGCCCATTTCCACCCATTTCTGAAAGCGTTCGGCTGTCCGTCGATCTTCATTTTTCTCGACGCTGTACACCGTGTCATACGGTACCCAGAAACGCGGGGCCACACTGTAGTAATGCGTTTTACCGTCAATCTCGCGGGTATAAAGTCGCGCCATGCTGTTCATATCCAGCTTACGCGCCAGGTCAAAGGCCAGAATGCACGGCTGCCCCTCGAACTGCTCAAGGGTCAGTGATTTCTCCTCGCAGCTCTGCCAGCTCACCAGGTTGAAATACGCCGAACGCGCCGACACCCAGATATTGAGGTGTTTTGTTTTAAAGACGTTTGCCAGACGGGCGTTATTTTTCGCACGCTGCTGCTGACTTAACAAAAATTCGCGATAAACCGACACGCCAATATTTGGATTGGCTTTTTCCAGCACCTGCGGGTCGGTCCAGTCGTCACCTTCATCAACGGTATAGATGATCCCGAACAGTTCATCGTTGGGTACCGAACCGTTGAGCATCTCGATAACTTCCCGCCGCTTGTCGTAGCACGGCCCCTCAATGTTGTACCCGGCGGTGGTGATGGCCCACATCAGTGGCTGACGTCGCGCCCCCATCCCGGTAAGCATCGTGGTATAAAGCGCATCGGTGGCGTGCTCGTGATATTCATCCACCACCGCACAGTGGGGTGATGAACCATCACCAGGGTTACCGATCAGCGGTTCAAACCGCGCGCCATCCTCCGGACGGTTCATGTTTGAGGCGTTAACCTCAATCCCGAACGCTTCCGTCAGCATGGGTGTGCGTTTACACATCAGTCGCGCCGGGCGAAAGACTTCCCATGCCTGTTTCTCCGTCGTGGCACCGGAATACACTTCCGCGCCGAACTCGTTATCACAGGCAAAACAATACAGGGCAACACCGGCAGAGATTGCCGATTTGCCGTTCTTACGGGGAATTTCGGTATACACCTCACGGAAGCGGCGCAGCCGGGAGCCTTTATTGACCCAGCCAAACGCGCAGCAGATCACAAAGAGCTGCCACGGCTCCAGCGTGATGGGCATCCGTTTAAATGCCCACTCACCCTTGGTGTGCGGCAACAGCTGAATAAATTTGGCGGCCCGTTCAGCCAGCTCCTTGTCGAAGCGGTAACGAAACGACTTACTTTTTTCCGCCATCAGGTCATCAAGATGGCGCTGGCAGGCCTGAATCACAAACTGGCAGGCCACAATCTTTCCGCGCACGACATCCCGGGCATACTGATTGGCAGCATTTACGTTGGGGTAAGATTTCCGGCTCATGATTCGATGATTTTCAGATTGTCAGAAACGGGTTAGTGGCTTTCTTCTTCCCCGCCAGGCCAATCAGACGCTGGCGGCTGCTGGGGTCGAGTCCGAGCATTGCCCCCGTGCTGCTCATCTCGGACTCCTGTTCTTTTTTGGCGGTCAGCTCCGGATTTTTGACCATGCCACCCATTGCACCGGTGATGGTGTTACCCTGTCTGGCAATATTTTTCACGGCACGTCGCCAGAACTCATAGGCCACACACCACCGCTCAAGTACCGCCAGGTCAGTCACGCACAGCAGGCCCTGACCGCAGAGTTCTTTGGTTGTCAGTTGCCACATGATCGTGGCGAGAGGGAGATCTTCTTCAGCGAACCACTCCGGTGGCTCAACACCTTTGATGGGCGTAAAAACAGGTTCATCTTTATTCAGGGCTCGCTTGCCGGGGTTTCCGGCCAGCGCCTTGCGCGCCGTTGGCTTGGGGCGACGCCCGGAACGCCCCGCCGTTCCAGCCATATGCGGCACTCCTGGTTAAATTTCATTTTTCGCGGGTATAAAAAAACGATGGGGCGGGCAGTCCGGAAGACGTCAGGCTGCAGGGATTTGACCCGCCCCTCCCCTCATGCAGTTGAGAATTATTATCACTTTAGCCGTTCACGGGCCGTCTTCGCCTTATGGCACGGCCAGCACAGGCTCTGCAGATTACTGTCTGCATCGGTGCCGCCATGCGCTTTAGGGATGATGTGGTCAACGGTTTTAGCTTCACGCACCACACCGGCACGCAGACATAACTGACACAGGCCGTTGTCACGTTTCAGCACACGCGCACGGATAACGTCCCACTTCGAACCGTAGCCGCGCTGATGACGGGATTGTCCTGGCTTGTATTGCTTCCAGCCTTCGCTTTTGTGGCTTTCGCAGTAGCCTGACGGGTCTGTCGTGGTATTACGGCAACCTCGAGCACGGCAGGCTTTTGGGATTCGTGGCGGCATATGTACTAATCTCCGATTTATCCAAATTTCACTGCCATAATGCCGACATTCTCTGCCATTGTTGGCTCCGTTTATCCGTTAAAAGGGATATCAGTTAAGTTATCCCGTGCAGGGTATAAGCCATTGTCGAGACCACTCATTGAATGGTCTCTGCAATAACCGATGTCTTTCCATCAGTCCGCCCCACAAAGAATCTTTTTTGCCATAAGGCAGGAGGTTCATCTTTCAGTGGCTGCCAGTGTTATTTCCCCACTTACTGGCTTGGGTTGTTTCGTGGTACTGCCGTTAACTGGTGGCGCACAGATTTAGTTAAATCCGTTCTCGCATGATCCAGCTTTTACATACCTGGATTGTGAGGGATGTAAATCACGGTTTCATTATCAAGCCCACCAGTAGATGGGCTTTGGAATGGTCACTTTGGCAGTCCGGGGATCGATATTTGCGCCTGCTGCTCAAGCCTTTCGATTCTTGCTATGAGTTGCGGTTTTTTGATCCTGCCCCAGCGGTTCAGCAAGCGTCCTGACATACTGGCAACATCCTTTTCCTTCATGAACTCCAGCATTAACTCGTTGTGCTCTCTTTGGTATGAGTGAGCCAACTCCATCAGCCTGTCACGCATCCAATTAAATGCTTTGATAAACGCCTCTTTGATGGCGGCAGCTTTTTTGCCGGTAAACGACATGATGATGTACATCGCGCCGTCTTTGGAAATTTCATATTCAACATACTGATTACCCTTGTGTTCATAGGTAACCCGCGAAAAGTTGCTGGTTAGAAATTCATCCGAACAGTCTAGCTTTTCGATTTTCTGAATGATGTGGTGATGCTGCTTGTCGAAGTAAGCTGCTACCTTGCGGGAGGTTGTGATCACGCGATCACCAGAAACAACCACCATGTCCCGGAAATCGAGATTAGCCAATTGATGATTCATAGCGTCTTTACCTTTTAGAAAGTGAGCCTGTCTCACAGAAAAGCCGCCCGAGAGAGGTCGCCACCTATAACGGCTTTTCTCAGGCTCGCTTACTGAAAGGCTCTCGTTAATATGCGCGTGAGATGCGCTGTGAAATTCAGATATAAAAAAGCCCCGCACCGCGAGGCTCATTAAATTGACTTTGTGATTTGCAAAAAAATTTATTTCAGGCATTGCGTCCTGATGTATTCCTGCAGGTAGTTAACCTGCGCGGTTATCCTGTCGATTCCGCTTCGTAGACGGTAATAATTGAGTTCAGCATCTGCTGTAAGTCTTGGGCTTTCTCCATCGCCCATGCTGCTGGCTCCGGTCGTTGACTTTGCACAGGTGGCGGCGACTTGCAGGCGCTTACGCCCAGCAGAAACATCAGCACGGAGACTTTCGATAGTCGCGTTAGCATCAGCAAGCTCCTTTGTATATCTGGCATCGAGTTCTGCTACGTCACGTTGACGCTTCTGCATATCAGAGATCGTCGCCATAGCCGAATCTAATGCCATAGCGTTTTCGTCGCGCTGTTTTTTGTATTCAATGGCTTTATTGTGGTAATGATTAGCTGACCAGACGAGAGAACCGAATAAAGTCAGGAGAAAAGCAGAAATAACCAGCTTATAGCGAAGTTTCATTAACCACCCCGCCAGCTTCTTTGAATTTGGCAATCAGACTATCGATCTTGTGTTCATACTGACCGTAGCCAGCACCGGGCAATGAAGCCCAAATATTGCTGCAACGATCAATAGCCTGACGAATATCACCGCGATCAATCATCGGCAAAGCGCCACGTTCCTTAATCTGCTGCAGCGCAACAGCGTCCTGGCTTTTGGGAGAGAAGTCTTTCAGGCCAAGCTGCTTACGATAGGCATCCCACCAACGGGAAAGAAGCTGATAGCGACCGGCTGCTGTTGATTTGAGTTTGGGGTTTAGCGTGACAAGTTTGCGAGGGTGATCGGAGTAATCAGTGAATAGTTCTCCTCCTACAATGACGTCATAACCATGATTTCTGGTTTTCTGCCGTCCGTTATCAGTTCCCTCTGACCATGCCAGCATATCGAGGAACGCCTTACGTTGATTATTGATTTCCACCATCTTCTACTCCGGCTTTTTTAGCAGCGAAGCGTTTGATAAGCGAACCAATCGAGTCAGTACCGATGTAGCCGATGAACACGCTCGTTATATAAGCGAGATTGCTACTTAGTCCGGCGAGGTCGAGAAGATCACGAATGAACCAGGCGATAATGGCGCACATCGTTGCGTCGATTACTGTTTTTGTAAACGCACCGCCATTATATCTGCCGCGAAGGTACGCCATTGCAAACGCAAGGATTGCCCCGATGCCTTGTTCCTTTGCCGCGAGAATGGCGGCTAACAGGTCATTTTTTTCTGGCATCTTCATGTCTTACCCCCAATAAGGGGATTTGCTCTATTTAATTAGGAATAAGGTCGATTACTGATAGAACAAATCCAGGCTACTGTGTTTAGTAATCAGATTTGTTCGTGACCGATATGCACGGGCAAAACGGCAGGAGGTTGTTAGCGCGACCTCCTGCCACCCGCTTTCACGAAGGTCATGTGTAGAAGGCCGCAGCATAACTATCACTGATGAATTCAGGATAGCCAGTGGCTACGGCTCAGTTTGGGTTGTGCTGTTGCTGGGCGGCGATGACGCCTGTACGCATTTGGTGATCCGGTTCTGCTTCCGGCATTCGCTTAATTCAGCACAACGGAAAGAGCACTCGGTGCATTTAAGACAAGCTCCATAAGGGAGAATGCTCTTACCTGTTACACAGATATAAAAAATCCCGAAACCGTTATGCAGGCTCTAACTATTACCTGCGAACTGTTTCGGGATTGCATTTTACAGACCTCTCAGCCTGCGATGGTTGGAGTTCCAGACGATACGTCGAAGTGACCAACTAGGCGGAATCGGTAGTAAGCGCCGCCTCTTTTCATCTCACTACCACAACGAGCGAATTAACCCATCGTTGGGTCAAATTTACCCAACTTTATTCAAAAAGTCAATATCATGCCGTTAATATGTTGCCATCCGTGGCAATCATGCTGCTAACGTGTGACCGCATTCAAAATGTTGTCTGCGATTGACTCTTCTTTGTGGCATTGCACCACCAGAGCGTCATACAGCGGCTTAACAGTGCGTGACCAGGTGGGTTGAGTAAGGTTTGGGATTAGCATCGTTACAGCGCGATATGCGGCGCTTGCTGGCATTCTTGAATAGCCGACACCTTTGCATCTTCCGCATTCTTTCTCAACAACTCTCCCCCACTGCTCTGTTTTGGCAATATCAACCGCCCGACCTGTACCGTGGCAATCTCTGCATCTTGCGCCCGGAGTCGCGGCACTACGGCAATAATCAGCATAAGCGAATGTTGCGAGCACTTGCAGTACCTTTGCCTTAGTATTTCCTTCGAGCTTTGCCACACCACGGTATTTCCCCGATACCTTGTGTGCAAATTGCATCAGATAGTTGATAGCCTTTTGTTTGTCGTTCTGGCTGAGTTCGTGCTTACCACAGAATGCAGCCATTCCGAATCCGGCTTGTGATTGCGCCATCCCCATAGCAGCCATCACATCAGTACCGGAAAGAGAGTCAGAAGCCGTAGCCCGTGGTGAGTCGCTCATCATCGGGCTTTTTGGCGAATGAAATTTAGCTACGTTTTCGAGTCTCATGCGCCTTCTCCCTGTACCTGAATCAATGTGAGATTTCCGCAGAACACTGCGCCGGTATCGATATACATCTGGTTGGCAAACTTGAGTGGTTTCACTGCTGGCGTATGACCAAAGATGAACGCGTCCGCGCCTTTAATTTCTTTCACGATCCCGTCTTGTGAGTTGCTGATTCGTTCGCGGTTCCAGATTACCTGCTGATGATCAACTGGCTTTCCAAACTCGTATTCGTCACAAGGATAATCGGCGTGGCAGATGACATATTTTTTATCTTTGCTCACCAGTTCGATGATTAACGGAAGTTCATCTGCTTTATGGGAAAGAGCTTTAGCCAGAATTTCTTTGTCGTAATCGAGATTAAAGAACCAGCCACCGCCATTAAGTAGCCAGTGATTGACGTTTCCACGCTCTGATAAGCCATCAATCATCATTTGCTCATGGTTTCCACGTACAGCTCTGAACCAGGGGAATGTGATTAATTCCAGGCATTCGACGTTCTCTGCACCGCGATCGACCAAATCGCCAACCGAGATAAGCAGGTCTTTTTGGGTGTCGAATCCAATCGTATCCAGTTTGTTCATCAGGTTCGTGTAACATCCGTGCAGGTCGCCAACTACCCAAATATTTCGGTATTTGCTGCCATCAATTCTTTCGTAATAGCGCATCTCTTTCACTCCATCCGCGATGAACCATGAGAACGTCGTTGACGATTGAAGTGGCACACTGAATTTGGCCACCTGAACAGAGGTGATATGCTCACCTCAGAACAACACAGGTGCTCCAATGAAAAAAAGAAATTTCAGCGCAGAGTTTAAACGCGAATCCGCTCAACTGGTTGTTGACCAGAACTACACGGTGGCAGATGCCGCCAAAGCTATGGATGTTGGCCTTTCCACAATGACAAGATGGGTCAAACAA